ACTTCCAGTCATCGGAAACCGGGTGACTGCTTGGGGATTTCCCCTTGAACACGCTTGGTTTTATATCATTTTGATTAGTATGCGTGTAAACCGAAAGCTGTAGATAGCTGCACCACTATTGGTGCCCTTCAAACTATCATGCCTAAGAAACAAGCTAAGAAGAATTCATCTACCCCCCCCCCCCGGAAGGCTAAGCCGCAGCCATTGCGTCCGAAGCAAACCGTTGTCAAGGCGATGCGGAGGATGTCCATGGAACCACGATCTATCGTACTCCGCCATCCGCCCGTCGCCGAATGCACCAAGGCGTATGCGACTGCCATCGTCGCACCATGGCATTCACGCGCTCAAGGAGCATGCGTCCCCAAATGGCCATCACCCCCGTCCCAGACTGTCGCCTTGTTCACTCGAATGGCCTTGTCGGCTCACACCACGGGAGACACCACGTTGTTGTACATACTTCCATCGTTGGCCAATGACAGCCCCTCCATAGTGTACACCACGTCGACGAACGGGCAAACGTTGTCCTCGTTGTCGTCTACACCCCTTTCGAACGACACTCTAAATTTGCCCGGTTCATGGGCAGGACAGAATTTAAGTGGTCCATACAAGTCCAGTGATTTGACTGGTGCCTCCAACGTCGCTGTTGGAGGTGTCGGGCAGTACAACCCTTCCGCCGTTGTTATACCAAACGTCCAGGGACGTCTTGTCGCAGTTGGAGTTTCAATTACATGCACGTCGCCCATATCCGACGTTGGAGGGACGTATTACATGTATGGGGACCCGTTGCACGCCAACGTTGCCACGTTAAATCCCAGCGCAATCGCATCCCAGCGGAATGCGCGTGTCGAACGCATTACCACAGGCAAGATTAACATGACATTTTGTGGGATTGCCGAACCGGAGGTCGAATACATGGAGAACACAGTGTATCCCTACAACACTGCACCGCTCACATCGGTACCGGCCCTTAACGTCGTTAGCGCCAAAGCCGCCTATGCCTCATCCACGTTAACCGTAACCCTGGCAGCCACCGCCGCCCACACCGCTGGTGAATTTGTCAGTTGGACTGACGACAACAGCAATTATTTGTGGGCAACAGTAACCACAACCGGGTCAACGTCCACTACATGGGTTGTGACATTCGTTGGAGGTGCCACGAGCACCAACGGGAATATTGCCGGGTTTTCGACAACCGTTGGACCCGTTGCGAACAACAAGAACTTCACATTCGGCGGCACCCCCGCGTTTCCGAAGTGGAACGGCCTTGGAGGCGCTATTGGAGTCATTCTCATTAATGGGAAAACCGGACTAAAATTTGAGGTCGAAATGATTTCCCACGTGGAGTACATTGGACCCAGCACCTCGAGTCTCGTTCATGCACACGGCACCGACCAACGTGGGTTCGAGCGTGTCCAAACTATTGTGCAAGCCGCATCACTTGACTCAAGTATTGCAAGCAGCGACAAAGCGATTTTAGCTGAAGCAGCCAATGATCGTAAGAGCTCTGGTGACTCCTCACTTTGGAGCTCAATCCTCAGCGCCGCCAGCAGCATTGACCCTCGACAGTACGCGGCCACAATCCGTGATGTTGGTTCTGCAGTGTATTCGGTGTCACAAGCATTAAATGAGAATCCCGCCGCCAGGGGTCGTCGCAGATTAAGCGCGATCACCGACGGCGGTTATCGTTAATGTGGCGCCGGCAGCGCGAGAGGCTAAGGCGTTTGGAATCCGCCGGTGGGCCTACCCGCATACTCACTGCATCGCCACCATCCGATTCCACTGTGATTGCTCCCGGGGTCGAGCAAATAAATACCGATTACATCGTTCCTTACACAAGCACCGCCGTCACGTTCCCACGTGTCAACGAAACCTTGTCTGGAAATCCAAACACCCCTGATGTAATCATTTCTGGGAATTTGAGCTCTGGATCCATTGTAACCGCCGGACTCACATGCACCCAGTTATTACCCGCATTGCCCAGTGTAAACACAATACAATTTCCGCACGTCAATGGTAGCACCATCTTGGGCCCCCTTGACGACGTCATTATATCCGGGCAATTGAACGCCGGAACGCTAGTGGCAACGAAAATCTCATACCCATTTTTTGGAGTGTTAGATGGGTTATTTTCCACCATCAATTCCACTGCAGGCACGTTTGGAACGCTTTCTGCCGGTTCAGTTACATCCACCGGATCCGGGCTAAACTCGTTCACCGGTCGTCTCAGATGCCAATATCTAACCACGACCAACAACATAACAAACGTCATTGCCGGCCCAATACAGTGCACGTCAACCAGCACATCGGCTTTCTCTGGCTCAGTCACTGTTGCCTCGCTGGCCACCACCAGTGCCACTACAAGCACACTGGTAGGCCCATTGCAGTGCAACGCCGTGGGTGCGTCAGTGTTCACCGGCCCAGTTTCCGTTAGCACGTTGTCCACCACCGGCGCTGCCACGGTCACATTTGCTGGCCCCTTGCTATGTACAAATGCAAGTGCGTCCGTTTTTACTGGCCCAGTGCAGTCTGCTGCCACACTCGGTAGCAGTTTTGCAGGCACTTTGAATGTCGGCAATTTGTATGCTAACCTCTCCACCACCAATACGTTCACCGGTCCATTGAACGTCACATCTGTGCTTGGATCCACTTTTGGTGGTCCATTGACTAGTGTGATGCTTACATCCACTGGTGTAGGAACCAATGTATTTTCTGGGACAATTAGTGGCACGCAGATAAATATGCACAACGCTTACATTGGGAACGCAACTGCAGGTGGGGCCTCAATATTTCCGAGGGCGGAGATCGGCACCTATTTGACCGGAACCGGCCCCTTCAATTTTGCCAAGGGCGGGCGCGCGCAGTGCGGTATAATGGTCGTCAATGTTGTGTGGACCGCATTGTTTGAGGACGGTTACGATCTTATGGTGGGCAACATTAAGAACGAGACCGGTGCATATTTGTGCGCCAGTCCTGCCGACATGTTAAGTGTCCCCATATATTACAACGCACTGTTGACACCAGGGTTTCCAACTTCAGGTGGAGCCGTGAGTGTTAGCCAGAACACCGCGAATATTCTGGTCTCTCAAACCGGTCACACAAGCATGACCGCCAGCTATTTCATTTTCGCATAGCCCCCAATCAATTTCATTTCCTCCTAACCATTCCATTTACACTCAATTCAACATCTTCTTACTTGAACCTACTTTCGTGGCCTCCCAAGGCTATACCCGTTAAGGGAATCACCCCACGGTGATATATGGGCGTGTGTCTCAGTTAATCCTGTAATCACCGCACCATGCAAACGAAGCATGTCCATCATGTCGGGATCCGTTTATTCGGGATCCCACAAACAAGCTTTAATGAAAGCCGTACCAATTGGTACCCCGTCTAAATCGACATGAGTGTTAAATACAAACATGCCGATTTAAACAAGCGCGTTGCAGAACGCCAGCGTGCAAAGAAGAACGCTAACAAGAGTGCATCTGGATACGAGAAACCAGATACAAGGGCACCTCAGAAGGAAGAGAAGGCCCTACCCGACTTGAAAGAACGGGTAAGCGAGGGGCGAACGGTCAACACCGGCGCCGTCAAAGGTCGCGTCGGTAAAAAGGGGAAAGCTAACCCCCCATACACTGGGGAACGCTCTGTAGTTGTGTCACCAGAGCAGTACCACATATTGGAATATGCGTACGAGCGAAACAGATTCTGGATTTCTGAGGGTTTCCACATCCAGTTTTTCTTTAACATCTGTTTCTCTGTTGCCGCACGTGACGGAATGGTTCCACACCCCAAGAACCCGAAAGCAGCCGATTCCCAAGCCGCCCGGCCCTATAAAGAACGTAAGACCCGGAAGCGGCTCGTCGGACTGGAGGCGATTTTAATGGCTATACGCAATGCCGAGCGTAATCAATTTCCGCTGGGGACAGTGAACCAACCAGCCTATAAAGCGTTAAGCCCATTGGAGCAAAAATGGTTCATCACACGATTGCGGGATGCAGCGTACGAAAATCCCGAATGCACTATCCAGGTTAAGGAAATGGCCTGGGTGACCCGCAGACCGAACCTAGCCGCCATGGCGGTCTATGATTTCATAAAACAATGCACTAAGTCTCCACAAGCATTGACCGCCGCACTCCTCATCCCCACCGCTAATGCATACATGCCAGATGGGTGCCACGCGTGGTGTTGGTACGCCACCATCTGCCTTGGGGGACTTTTCATTATCCTATTGACCGCTGTCGTCGCCGGATTACTCGCCGATTGGTTTCAGCTGTGGCCGATCCAAAGTGATGAAGAGCACGAAACACTCACCTCACTAAACGGCTCGCATGGGGAGTACACAGGGAGCGACGATCTCGACAATATCGACCAGATGCTGGCACAAATGGCTAACGCGCAAGCATTTGATAATCAACCGGGTGCCAGTCGAGCCCGCCGCGAGGCACGAAACCACCAGCACCGTCGTCCCGTCGTTAATCGGCGTGCAGACGAACCCACCCCACGCCAAGATCGACCGCGGGGGCAATCAGGACCAGGTGCACGACCAGACTTGGGGCCTGAATCAATACCGATTAACAAAATTGAAGAGGCCGCCGATGGAGCACCGACTGGGCAGAATGTGATTGCGCCGGCGCCAGAACCACCACGCGTTGCCACCGTTAGCTTGATCGAGATACCGAGCATGGGAAGACCCGAGATCCCTCCACCACCTTTGTATCAGTGGTACACCGCGTTTTACTACACGAGTTTTAAGTACTCCAGTGTACTTCTTTCCTGTCTCTCGTTCGTAAGGATCAATTATGGTTTCCAGTGGTTCCTTGTGCCGTGTGGTTGCCTTCTAGCGTGCTTTTTCCTTAAATTCCTGAGGTGGATTCATGTCGACCTCGGTTATGTTTTAAGAGAAATTTTGTCCGATCCGGTGGTGACTATTTTACTTGTTTGCTGTCTCGCGCTCGCGCAGATCGACGTCCAGTATTTAAACGTTCCGGGTGGCTGCCTTTTGGCATACCTCTCCTTGAAACTTTTGAGATACATTCTCGTCTGCCTCGGTTTGTTTGCAAGACAGATCGCGCACAGCAACGCATTTACCACAAAGCGGTTCACACACATAGCGCCAGTGCGGAGAACCTTGAATGTCACCTCTGGTCCAGATCGAACACATTTAGCCCTATCCGGATACACCGGAGTTTATCGTGGTTCGATTTACGATGAACTGGTCGACCCATGCGTGGCCAAATATGGCACTGGCCTCATGACTGACAATAAGCAGGGGGTCATGTCGAATTACATGCGGGAAGTTTTAAAAACAACTTATCCGGGCACCATAGTCGACCAGGTGACATTTGGTAACACAGTCGTTTTTGCGACTGCAGCCATACTTGAATTACAGAATACTATATCTAGTCATACAAAGCTAACGAAAGCTGCGTATGCTAGTTCTAGTATGATGTGATTCCGGGCGAGGTACGGGGGGTTTGCAGGTACCGAGACCATCCCCGTTATGCGAATTTATCCAAAATTCGTGCCCAAATCCTGCACCACTGATCGTAGTATTTTCGATCCAAAGTGGTTAATTAGAAGTAGTGCGCGTCAACAAGCAAATGGTCTACTGAGTCACGATTTAACACCAAACTTCGTGATTAGCGAGAAACACTACACAAAACAGTACAGGACCCTCTTTGGGCCATATTTCCATTTACCTACACTGGCTATGCCAGGGGAGGGTACACTTGAATATAAATGTGCTGTCGGACGCATGATTGCGTTACGAGGAGACGAGGCCCCAAACGCCAAGGCACGAAGCCTTCGGCTAGCAGCAAATCAATGCACACTGAGGCGCCGTTTCCGAAATGTATTACATAGGTACAAGGAACACTTTGAGTCACATATCATTAGAGGAGATCCGGAAGACACATACACTGAATGGTTGTTGGCGCCGCACATAAAGAGAAAATTACGCATGAGAACGGATGCTGAATTTTTGAAGTTCGCTGGAAAGCCCCGGACAATGACTCATGTTTCATATAAGCTGAA